TTTTTTAAATGCATCTTCTCTACCACCTTCATCAGTAGTCTCTTCTAGTTGTGTAGGACCTGCCTCAAACAAATCACCAAATGTACCTATATCTTCTACGTCTGCAACAAATGCTTCACCTGCTGCACCACCTGCAACACCAGCCACAAACTTTCTTTTACCAACTGACTTGTTAAAATCAGCTGCTTTCTTTGCAGCTTTCTGTGCGTTAAGACCAGATGCGTTCATGTAGTTGCCAGCTTTCTTTGCTTTGACAGCACCACTTGCTAGTTTAAAACCAACTGTGCCTGGCACACCGACTTGTATCAACGTTTCTGCTATCTTACCAATAGCTCTGTCATCTGCAACTTCTTCAAAGATGTTAAATGTATCAAATGCTTTTTCTACCTCTACTGCTGTCTCCGTATCAAAACCTAAATCAATAAGCTCTGCACCAAGAGATATGACACCTTCTGGTACTTTAATTATGCCTGATGCTATACCAGCCATCATAGCCGTAATTGCACTTGTTTCTGAACTTTGCTCTTGTGGAGTAAGGTCAAAGTAGCCGAATGGATCTATTTCTTTAGCCATTTAACCTCCTAGTATAAACTTTTTAGATCTATTATATCGTAACTGTTTAATGTAAAATCATCCTTGTTGCCACCTGGTTTTAGTACATATACTTTACCACTTCCTATATCTACAAATCCATCACCAGGTCCAAAATTTTCATTGTCTGCAATATCTTCTCTATCTGCTTTAAAACTTAAATCTTTTTTACCAAAGTCTGTGCCTTTTATACCAAGTTTACCCTGTCTTTTTAATATATCATATTCTGCCTCTGCTTCAGTTCCTCCTGTACCAGAATAAAATGTTTTAAATCTATCTGATATTTGATCTCTTATAGATCCTCTTTCAATATCTGATGCACTTAAACTATATTTTTTAAATGCTGCAGCTCTTCCTTTAGGCGTGTCAGGAAACTCTCCTGATTTAATTGAAAGGTCTATCATTTTTTCTAATGCAATTTTGCTACCAGTTTTTTTAGATAACTGTGACCCTAACGCTGTAGACACAGCTGCTTGTTTTCTTTTAGCTAAAGCTGCTTGTCTTGCATCATCTGCTTTTATAAAACGCTGATAACCAGCTCCTAGAGCATCTATGGGATCTGCGCCACTTGCTAAAGCAAAACCAACTGTGCCAAGAGGTAATCTTGTTTTTGGTATTGGTGCTAACTCATTCATAATATTTGATATTGCCATTGATTCTAATCTGGCTCTATCTACATCAAGACCAGTTCCATTAGCTAGTTTTTTTCTATCTTCAATGCCAGACATGATACCATCATTAGCTGGTCCACCTCTTTTGAACATTGGTCTTTTTAAAGTTCTAGACACTAAAATATTCTCCCGTATATGTCCGCTCCTGCCAAACCTATACCTAAAGCTTTCATTAATGGACTTGCTTCTGCTGCAGCTGGTGCTTCACCTATTTTTACGGAACCTGCACCCGGTGTGATACCTGAAATACCCTGACCAAATCTAGCCAGAGCTTGTCTTGGTTCATCAATTGCCATCTGTGCTGCTTGTCTCTGTGCATCTAATACTGCTTGAGTTTGTGCTTGTTGTTGTGCACCTAATGTGCCTAGACCAGATATTTGTGCTCTACTAAAGTCTTGTGCTCTTGCACCAAGTCCACCTTGTAGATTTGAAATACCCATTTGATTTGCTAAATCTTGTTGTCTTCTTGCTGCTGCGTTTTGGAAACCTTGTTGTTGTAAGTTAGCAAATGTTTGTGCTCGATTCCTGTCACTTGCTGCCTGATACTCGGCTCTTTGCACACCTTCTCTACCACCACCAAATGCACCAGGTGTTCCTAATGCTGCAGCTGCTTGTTGATTAGCTCTTATCTGTGCTTGTCTATCAAACTCTGCCATCGTTGTGTCAATAACTTGTTGTTGATATGGTGACGTATATGATGCGATAGATCCTACACCCGTGCCTGCACCTGTTCCTGTCAGTGCAGTCGCTGCTCCCGCTGCAGTTGTTGCGTCAGTTAAAAAAGGTTGGAAAGATCCGAGACCTTTTGTTGGGTCTACAGCTTGTTGATATGCTGCTGCTTGTAATGGATCTTGTGCTGCAACTTGCGGTGCAAGTTCAGCCATACCTGCTCTTGTAATTCCAAACTGTTGTGCTTGTGCTTGTCTTTGTGCAAACTGTGCGTCTGTTTCACCAGGTTGTTTTGCAGTTGCTGTTGTGACAGATGGCATACCTGATTGTGTGGCAAGATCTGTTAAAAATGTTCTCTGCGCCGCTTCAATAAATTCTGGTGGTAATGTTCTTGTTTCTGTAATACCGCCTGTTTGTTTTAATACTCTACCACCTTTAGCCATAAACTTTTGCATAAGTCTTTCAGCTTCTTCATCAAGTAAATCCATTTCTTCTGGTGTTAATAATCTAAGTGGTTTACCAAAAAGTTTTATAGCGAGTTCATTTCGTTCATCTTGAATATCTGGTGCTGATGCCATCTTTGTGCCCTCAGAATAATTTACTCTGCCACCTTTGGCCATAAATTTGTCTCTTAATCTTTCAAGCTCATCTCTAGCTGCTTCAATTGCTTCTTGTTGACTGAAACCTTGTTCCATAAACTCTCCAACAAGTCTCATAAATTCTTTTTCGTAATCGTTATCCATTATACAACCCTTTTCTCTAAATTCTTCATTGTGTTATACATCCTTTGTGCTCCCTTTTCAATGCTACCGTTGCCTGCTCCCCGAACCGCGTCGGCAGTAAATACGAATTCGTTCTTAGATAACATAGCTGGCACATCATCTGCTTTTTCTTTAATACCCACAGGTACAAATCCACCCTTGTCTCTGTAGTCTCGTTCCATGACTCCAGCTTTATTGGTTTTCATAATACCTACTGGCATGCCGCCTTTAGCTACGTTTGCTCTTGGGTCAAATATGTCTGGATAATTTCCTGCTGCAATCATAGTGTATGTGTCAGGTCCATATATTGAACCATCTGGTGCTTTGTATTCAAACCTTCCGTCAGATCTTTTTCTAGCTTTAAATCCAGGAACTATACCTTCGTAAGCTGCAAAACCCTCTGAGTCTGGTGTAAATGTTTGATTCTGTGGCTCTGGTGTAATTAATGAAGAGTCCGCCACCATAACTGGTTCTGCAAGTGGGTCAGACCCTACATCAATAATATCTGGTTGAGATAGTCTTTCTGCTAATGGACCAGATGCTCCAACAGTTCTTTCTGCAGCACTAGATAAAGGATTTTCTCTAGCATAAGCTAATCCTTCAGCTTCAGCCATAATATCTTTTGGTCCCGACATTCCAGCTGTTTGCATGGCTCTATCTATATCAGATTCTTTGATTCTTGTTACACCTTGTATTGCATCATATGGTAAACTCATAACTCCTGCAGCTGCAGGTGCAAGCGCATCTCTAACAATACCGCCAGGTAAATTTTCTACTAAATCTTTTGTTGATTTAATATTATAATCTTTTTGTGTTGGTGAACTTGCTCTTATTTGTTGAAAATTTCCCTCAGGAAAAACTTTACTTGCAGCAGCTTGAAACATTTGATTAACTGCAGCTTGATTAGCCACGTTACGTTTTATATTTTCTGCAAGTGTATTAGCCATAGTAACACCACCGGTTTGATAACCTACCCTGCCGCCTGTTGCATAACCATAATCTGTTGTTCCTTCTATTTCTGTTTGACCAACAATGCCATCAATAAAATTATCTCTTTGTTCAGGAGTAAGACTTGCATATTCTGGGTTACGTAATGGTGTATAATAACTATCCATATACATTCTCACTTGTTGTTTAACACGTGCATTTCTTCTAGCCATGTATTCACCCATAGTTTCACCAGGTTGTTGTGGATCGTCAAACTCACCTGCAAAATAACTATATAATGCAGAGGCACCTGATGATATGGTACCCGCTAATATTTTTTCTTTTACTTTTTGTGGTAATTTATCTGCAAAGGGTATTTTATCTATTGTTGCTTCAGTAGCTTTTTTCATAAAACCTGTTCCTTCTGTTGATGGTATTTTTGGTACATTGGAATCAACTCCAGGTGTTTTACCTTTAAATAAACTACCAGCTTTTGTTCTTACGTCTCCTGCAAGAGCTTTAGCTCCTTCCATACCTTTTCCAAAATATTTTTCTGTTCCAGGTATTTTTCCTGCAAGTTTACCAAAACTATAAGTTGCAAGTCCTTGTTTAAATGCATCTGATAAACTACCTCTTTGATCAAACCTACCTATGCCTCTCATCAAACCTGCAATACCAGGACTAAATGGTGCAACGAACGGTGCAGCTTTAACTGCAACATCTGCTAATTCATTAGGTATAAGTTTTCTAATTCTTTTTTTAATACCACCAAATAAATAATTTGTTCTTGGAACCACATTTGTAATCCCACCTTTATTACGTAACTGTCTTGGCATTTGTGCTCTTGTAATCATATATGTTAAATATTGTTTATATTAAAAGGCAGGGATTTCACCTGAATTTACATTATTACTTGTTTTTCACAAGTAAATCAAGACTATGTTGTAACAGTTCTTGGTAATACTTCCATGGCTGAAAGTAATACATGTAGTCTATTTGCATGGCCAGCTGTGACTCTTACCACTTCTCCAGTCTCAACTACCAATGGATTTGTTAATATCTCAGTCGGAGTATTAGCAGATATGGTCTTTTGGTGTGCAACATTAAAAACAGACTCAAGAGATACTACTATATCTATCGTAATATTAGATCCACTACCGCTATCGTCACTCACTAATATAGATTTAATTATAGAAGTTGTTGCAGTAGGCACTGTATATAAAGTCGTAGCATCTGTAGATGTTAAATCTGCTTTTTTACTTATAAAACTATTTGCCATTATCCTCCTAAAAAGAAGATAGTCGCTTCGTTATCTTCTCCTTTTTCTTCTTGAAACGTTGTATTTAATTTTTCTATCAAACCATTTAAATCTCTAACCAAAGATAAAAATGATTCTTGATCATATTCTCTTGGTGGCTGTGTTAACGATTGTACAATTTTTGCCATTATCTTCTTCCATCCGGTTGATAGTCTATTCTAAAAGTTCCTAATTTCCAAAACTGACTTGTGCTAGTGTTGTCTACTTTTAATGATATAGATCTTGCTCTTGCACGAGTGTCTATTTTTTGTGTACTACTATTTATAGTAAATGGACCTAGTGATGAACTAGCTTGTGTGTCATTTGGAAAATCTCTTAAATTTAATGTAACTCTTGCATCACCTGTTTGTGATAAAAAGTCTGGTAAAACCCTTCTTATTTTCATCATAAACTCACCATCACCTGCTAAACCTTGTTGACCTATATCAAAATCTCCAGACTCAATTGATGCAGTAATTTTTGTAGTTGCACCTTCTCTAACTTGATCTAATCCTTTTTCGTGTTCGTAATAATAACTAACACCATCAGTGTTACCTTGAACGAATGTGGAAGAACCAGATGTACCGTTTGAACTTGTGTCATATTCTGTTGCATGTGGTTTACCAAATACAGCTGAGTCTTGCCATGCTGTTCTAGCTAATGTACCAACAGTCCATACTGGTCGCTCGGCGCTTGAGTCTAGATAATTGTATGCTACCATTCTATTTACAGTTCCAGAACCTGCGTTTGGATAAAACCATATAACTTCACCAAACAAGTTATTAAGTCCTGCGTTGATATGTTGTTTAGGTATGGTGTTGATGTCATCAAATACATGGTCTTCAACTAAACATGGTAACGATTCTAATCTACCAGCATATCTAAAGAAACCATTTTCTGACATCCAATACGCTGTACCATCAACCTCAACAGCTGCGTTCTGTCCAATCAATCCACAGTTTGTACCAACTTGTTGGAAAGAGAAAGTAAACGGTGGACCAACAAACCTCATGGTAAACAACGCTGTATCTGTCCAAACATAAATCGCATCACGACCTCTGATTGCTCCAACAATTTTAGATCCATCTGCAAGTCTTTGTGTACCTGCAGTGTTTGTTGCACTTGGTGCATAAGTGTTAATATCTTCTTGAGAAGAGAACCTTACAAACATAGGATCTTGTGTAGTTGAAGTCCCTATAGTTGTTTCTGTTCCAAAAAATACTAAGTGTCTATCTGGTGTTGATACCAAACTAAATGCAGAAGCTGTTGGTGCTCCTGTTATAATTGTTGCTCTAGTAGATGTTGCATCTGTAGGATTTGAATTCCACTCAAATGATTCTCCACCATTTATGGTTGCAATTAATTTGTTACCAAAATTATCTAATGACCATAAACCTGGTGCTGTAATAATATCTCCTGATGCCGCAGCGTTCCATGCAAAAAAGTTTGATGCATCTGTTACGGTTGCACCAGAACTATGTGTGGCTGCTGTGGTACCATTAGCACCTCTAGTCAAACCAGATAAAGTTCCGCCACTATTTCCTGTGTATGTAATTAATTCTGATCCTATAATAACTGTTCCTGAAGATGGAAACGAAGATGAACTTGCCATCGTTAATGATGTTACACTTGCATTAATTCCTGATGATAGTGTTGATGTAAACTGTCCTTGTGCTTGACCACCCCATGATCCAAGACCCCAACCAGTAGATGCGGTTTCTACGGCAGGTCCTACAGGATAGTAGTGTCTAACTCTTATACCACCGGATGTAGACGCACCTGATCCAGATTCATTAGAGCCCATGGTAATTGTTATTGTGGTATCAGTTGGAACTGATGTAACCATAAATTTTACATCATCAAAATCACCAGATGCAAAATTAGAATTTGTAATAGCAGTAAAGTTGTCTAATAAAATAATATCACCTTTACCTATGTTGTGTGCAGAAGAAAAAGTTAATGTTACAACTGCAGATCCGTTTGTTGTAGAAAATGCACTTGTTAAAGTTGTTGTAGCTTTGATTGGATGTATGTCATAAAAGATACCACCAGAGTATGCATATAAAATACTACTAGTCCCTAGTGCTGCATACTTAATACCGGATGTATTTACAAAGTGATGAATAGCTGTATTACGACCTGTCATCTCAACAGATCCTAATTGTGCCCAACCACCTATTTTTTCAGGTGACCCGTATCTAAATCGTACATTATCACCATTAACCCATTGACCTTCACCGCCTGTGGCAGTGACTTGTTTATTGAATCCTGGTGCAAATTTTAATTTTTGCAACATATTAATTTACCTATGGTTTAGTAGGCCACGTAGCATTTTCACATTTTTCAACAGTGTCTTTACCTGCAGGTAGATCTCTAAGATCTTTACGATATGTTTTCATATCATCAGATAGAGTATTGTCAGATAAAGCTAAGTAATCAGTTTCAGCAAGAAGTCTATTTCTTTTAGCTCTAAGATTAGCTAAAGCTCTAGCAGGTGCAGCATCTGCCCACGCCTTTTCTTCAGCATCTCTAGCTGTCTCTTCTTCAGCCGTGAACTGTACTCTGTTACCGTTTATGTTATGATATCTTGGCATAGTTTTCTCCTTTTAATTTATGTATCATTTTTATAGAATTCCGTAAAGGCAAATATCTCCAGCGTCTATGTTACCACTAGCAAATTTAAATTGTATAGCATTTACCGCACTTGTGGTATTTCCATACCCAGCAACATAATTATCTCCTGGTCTATTATCACTTATTGCATTATTTATTCTACTTATAAAATGTTTAACAAAAGTTGTAGAACTGGGATTAAATAAATGTAAGTATCCACCTAATGACTGATCATTATCAGCACCGCTACTAAAATTAGTTAAATTTTGAAATCCTGTTCCTTGTGCTAAATCAGTATTGCCATCATCATCATATCCTAAATTTGTTCCTGAATCAGATTCATAATGATAAGCATTAAACGCTGTTGTT